CTTCCGATCTCCTACTTCTGTTTCGGAATCTTTAAGTTTCTTAATCAAGGCAGCGACAACTTCATCTTTGCTGTATTGCCTTTTCAGCCTTATTAATGTTCTATCGTAGAAATCCATTTCACGCCAATTTAAACACCATCTTCAAATGAAAGGCCTTGCAAGGCTTCGTACGTATTGCAGTTCTCAGAATTCATGTGTCCGCACTTCTCAATCTCCCCGTCTGTTGTCTCTGGGCATGGCTAATCGGTTTTAGCCTCTATCGAAACGCTTTCTATGCTCTCTAAAATAGGTCTCCCTCTATCAACTCCTATTTGCTGAATATTGATTTGCTGTACCTGGTCGGGTGTTAATTCGATTGTAACAGCCCTTCTTTTGGGTGCGTTCAGTATTCCGGTATGCTCATATTCTAAATACCTACCGTCTCCATCGTTCAATACAAAAACTATCTTCATCTCTTCTCGTTTTAGTTTCAACAAATATCGGAAACATATTTCATATAAACAAACGTTTTGGCAATTTATTTTAACTTATCTGCCTTCCATTCGGCTAAAACAAGTTCCTCTGCCTCTTTGCGCACGTCTTCGGGTAACTTCACACCAAAGATGAGCTCGAATAAATTCCTGTCGGGACCGGAACGTAGATGTGAATTTACCGAACGTTTGCGCCCGAACACGTGAATAGTCACGGCTACTTCATACGTACCGATCTCTCTTTCAATCTCTACGACATAAGCGTAGGTTGTTGCTTTTAGTTTTGGTTTCATATCAAAATAGTGTTTGTTGTTTTAAATACGGGTCGATTCTTTTGTATGCCAAATCAACATATTCTTGGCTTATTTCACTACCGATCCAATTTCTTTTCTCTTTTATTGCGGCTATTGCAGTCGTGCCGCTTCCCATATAGGGATCGTAAATCTGTATCGCGTCTGGGAAGCACAAAACAAACCTTTGCGCCAACTTAATAGGGAAGGCTCTTTTGTGTTCATTATCTGCCCCCTCTGCTGTATCGTTTAATAAGTCGTGCTGATTAATGACGTTGACAAAATTAGTATCTACACCCTTTGATAACCAGTAAATTCTTTCGGTCATAGGATAAAACCGACATTTATCAAAATTCTGAGACCCATTAAACCAAACCAATTCCTGTTTAATAGTCCATTGCGTTTTTGTAAGCCACTCATAGGGGGATATTTGTTTCCCATTCCTAATTCTATTCTTATGGTTATACAGAATACTGCCCCCTATCTTTGTTGCTCTAAACAACTCATCCAATACTAATATCTGCTGCGATTGATATTTGTCTTCTGGCATATCATCAACATATTCATTATATGGTTTAAATCCATTATTCCCCGTGTGATGTTTGACCCCTAAATTATAAGGTGGACTGGTTACTGTCAAATCAATAAAGTTATCGGGCATCCTTCGCATCGTGTCGAGACAGTTCTCGCAGTAGATTTTATTCAGTTCCATATTCAAAATGGATTATTGGTTTTCATATTCTCGCCCGTGTTCACTAATTCAACTACGGGCTGCTTTAACTTTTCCTCAATCTCACGGATGTTCTGCAAAATTGATTCACGAACAACAAAGGGCTGCTTCTTCTCGAGGCGGGACTTCTGCACTCGCAAGCAGATTTCAAGTCGCTGTTTGTCTTTTGAGGTCATCGGTTTACGCTTTAAATATTCTTCGTTCGCCAGCCATAAAATAGCCGTGTATCAACTTCAAATCGCCTTCTTTTATCTTTTCGCTATGAGCTTGGTCGTGGTGCTTCCGGCAAAGTGCCATTAAATTCTTTATCTCATCTTCGCCGCCCCGGCTTCTGTATTTGATGTGGTGCACGTCCACTGCCTTAGCCCCACAGCACTCGCACGGCATGAAGTCTTGCTCTCCATAGCCGAAGTGCTCCATGTATATTTTAACGTGCTTTGTCATGGTTTACCGAGCGTCTTTGTTTTGGGGTTTTTCATACTTCAAATATAATTATTTATTTCAATACGGCGCACTTTCTTCAGCAAAATCGTCGTCGTATGATATTATTTTACTCATGTCGTCGTTGTGTCTCAATGGTATAATACCCAGCGCACCGTTACGATGCTTTGAAATATCAACCAAGATCAAATTCTCAGTGCTGATTGATTGCCCCGATAGTTCGATTTCTTTCATGTGATAATATGCTGGCCGCAGAATAAACAGCACCATGTCGGCATCTTGTTCGATTGCGCCCGATTCGCGAAGGTCTGCGAGGCGTGGCTTTTTATCGGCCCTATCCTCTACCTGCCTATTCAACTGTGATAGCGCGATAATCGGTACTCCGAGTTCTTTAGCGATTGCCTTTAATCCTCGACTGATTTGCGATACTTCCTGTTCCCTGCTCCCTGCCTCAGCCTTCATCAGCTGAAGATAGTCAACCACCAAGAGTTTAACCCCGTGTTTGATTACCATTTTCTTAGCCTTTGAGCGAAGTTCAAAAAGAGTTAACGAAGATGTGTCGTCAAGGTATATCGGAAGCTTGGCAATTTCGTTTGATTGCATACAAAGTTTGTCGTAGTCGTCAACCTTACCCGCCCTGAGTTGTGTATTCGACAACCCGCACACACCCGATAGCTTACGTGTGGTTAATTGTTCCTCGCTCATTTCAAGTGAAAAGAACCCGACGGGATGACCTAATTTCGCTGAACCTTCTGTCAATTCTAAAGCCAAAGCGGTTTTACCCATCGAAGGCCGGCCGGCGACAATAATCAAATCTCCGTTTTGCCATCCCGAAGTATAGCGGTCAATCTCAGGATAACCCGAAGGCACTCCAATCAAATCAAGTTCTTTGTTCGCTATTTTGTAAATTTTCAAAAGTAATTCATCCATTAAGGCCGCAATGTGCCGAAAGTCTTTTTTCTGCGTTGCGCTGCTTAGTTTGAATAACTCGCTTTCGGCAAATTGCATCGTCTCGTCCAAATCCCCAGCAAAGGCTGTATTAGATAGCGTTACTCCGATTCGTATGTACTCACGAAGTAAATAGGACTGCTTGACCAGTGTGGCCATTATGTCGGCCTGCTTATCGGTTACAATCCTATCGCATAGTTTCGTGATGTATAACGGCCCGCCGCAACTTTCTAAGTCTCCCGAAGTACTTAGTTCCGAAGTTACCAAAACCATATCGCAATCACCGTGACGCTTCAGGCAGGCTATTATTGCAGTGTATATTTTACGATGCGATTCTTTATAGAACATATCTGGATGCAAACTATCTGCAATTTCAAGTGCTGCATCAGTCGAAACCATACACGTACCTAATACCGATTCTTCGGCTTGTACGTTTTGCGGTGGCACACGGCCATAGTCGTTTATTGTATTCATCGTATAAATTCAGGTGGTTTAGGTATGCTGATTAATGCGGGTGCTTTGTTTTCTTCTTTGAACCATACAGAGTTCATCTTCTGCTTCCAATTCCTTACTTTGTCTCCCTTTGAGTCAGTCCAATCGGCCACGTTATAATACTCGAATGCTTTGCGAGCTGTTTCTTCTTTGTAGCCTCTTTCTTTGAAGTAGGAAACTACTTCTGCTATTGTCGGGGCAACAAATTTTTTCTTTGCGCCTTTAGTAGATTTATTTACAATTACATTTACATTTACATCTTCATTTTCATTTTCCATATGAGATTCCATATGAGATTCCATATGAGATTCCTTCTTCAGGTTTTTTCTCCTGCTGTTTGTATAATTTCGTCTTTTTTCTCCTTCTGTCTCCATTCTTAAATTATAAAAAAGGCCGTTTGGATCTTTAGTAAATTTCTCCCAAATATCCTCATCGTATTCGCCACAAATCTTAAGCATATCCCGCTCTGTTAGCCGCCCTTTTTGGTGCTGCAAACAGAGCAGTACAATATAGTTGCCTCGTTGGGCTGGTGTCATCAGCATCGTTCCTGTAAGGAAGTCTTGCGTGTAAAATAATACTGCCGGATCTTTCATGTGAAGTATTTTTTTACATTACTGTAATTATAATTTTCAGTCGTGTATTGCCTTAGTTCAGTTAGCGTTTCGTCATCTATATCTCTTATTTTTTTCATAGATGATAGCGGCCAAACTATAACACTATTGCGTCCTTCTATGACCTTACCGTCCGCCAACTTGTTTAACCACTGACCATAAACGCAAGCCTCAAAATCATCCACAAAGAAAACAAATGTTTCGATATTGTGTTTTTCGTATATTTCCATATAATGTTTATAACACGAAACATTAAAGCCAGTAAATGCCATTTTCGCCATCCTTCTCTTTGTTTTAACCTCGCAGCAAATCACCTTTTTATCTCTCCCTGAATGGGCAAAATAATCTATCTTATGTGCACCATCGGTGATGGGCTTATATAAAATAAAGTTATGCCCCTCAAGAAAGTCGGAAATAATGTCCTCTCCTATATTTCCCTTCTTAACTTCTTTCTTGTCTTGCCAATTCATTTTAAAACCTCCCCAAATCATTACCCATTACAGACCACCCATCTCTTTCAGCCCGACTAAAGTAATCGAGTTTTTTACCCACGAAGCCATTATCAATCATTCCGTAAAACCCCTCAGGCTTCCGACTATGCTCCCTACGTGGCTCCCTTATTATATCCCTTATATCTTTAGAATACCAGAGCGGCTTCCCTTTTATGCCGAGTAAACAAAACTCACATTGCATTCTTAGCCAACTTCCCATCCCTATTTTTTCTTTATCCCAAACCATTGTCGCCTTGTACTCAAAGCCCCAATGCTTTAATAATTCTCTTGCGTCCATCATAAAGGCATGAGTCGTCCATAGCCACATAATACAGTTTTCAGCAGAGGGGATTTCAATCAACTTCAACTCCTCCTGATTCATTTCTGGATATGGATTAGCAACACGGCTTCCCTCGGGGTCATATTCCCTCCCATAATTCCACGGTGGATCAATAACTATAATATCATACAGTCCTTCGGGCAAAGAAACAGCACCGCTTTTAATATCTTCTTTTTGTTTCTCTATGTCGGCCCTCCTCTCTTCTTTCTTAATCTCCTTAAAGCTCTTTTCTCCGGCCCAAATAGAATCTGCAAGCTCCGGCTGCTCGTCCCTTAGCCGCTCAAATTCCTCTGCCTTTTTGCCGTAGCGTTTTACGGTGGGCGCGCTTACTTTGTATTCATCTGCAAGGCGATCGGCTGTTGGCAAAGTATCAATTTGATCTTTTGCCACATACTGATTACCCCTATCGCCCCCTCTTTGGTTTTTCTCCCTGTTATACCTCCGGCCTATGCTGATCTCCCACTGATCCTCTGTAAGGTTTCTCCTTCCTAACTGGTTGTTATCCATCCAATCCTTAACATCCTCAATGTTTTCAAAGGCATACTCCTCTGTAAGAAATGTTAGGTTATATTTTTGCGCTATTTTATAGCGGTTGTGGCCATCTACAATATAGCCCTGCCAGGTTATTAGCTTATCCCTTATTCCCTCAGTAAGAATGTTCTCTTCGAGTATTGCCAACTCCTGCGGCTTCAGTGGCCAGATGTGTTTCTGTAATTCTTCGTTAATTTTAAGTTCCATTTTACCTCCTATAAATTAAAGCCCCCGGACAAGAAAAAACCCCGCAGTTGGTACGAGCAACCTTGAGGTATTCCCTGCCGGGGGCAGTATTGTGAATAAAGATAAATAACTATTTTTCATATTACTCGTACTAATATATCTGCAAAATTAACTCTTATTTATTTCCTGTGCAAGTTTTATTTGATTTTTTTCTCTCTGATAAGTTCCGGCTCGCTGCGCTTTTCTTTTTTCGATGTGAGCCAAAAGTGCTGCCATGCTTAAATGTTGGTAACATCGCTCGACCTCAGATTGAAGCTGCCACGATGCGACATTGCGAGAGTTGTATTGTGTCGTGCGGTTCCGGCCCAGGTAGTTCATTATCTGCTTAGAATGTCCGTAGCGGGTCGCAATTTCGACAAAGATATGCCGCGTGTCTTTGATTCGCTGCTCACGGCTTTTGCCGAGAACGTCTTCAACTTTAACGTCACGTGCCTCACAGATGCGGTGTAGTATGTGGTCGAGTGTCATAGTTTATCACGATAATGTTCATAAAATGCTTCCCAAATCTTATCGTCTGGGTCGGGTAGTGTAATGGCTAATTCAGTCGATGCGAATACCTGAATCTTGTCGAGGTACTCTTTGAATTGCGCTGTCGTTAAATTCTTAGTTGAGTAATGGCTTACCGCTTCGTTATTAATCCATACGATCGTCGGCTGCAAAAACTTCTGCTTAAAATATTCGTGCATCGCATCTTTATCGTTGCCGGTTTCCTGTGAAATACAGGTTAGCCACAACCATAACAGTGCGTTTTGATCTAAGGTTCTCCGCCCCTTTCGTAGTCGAATTTCAACCGTGTAGGGCTTCGATAAATCCAGCCTGCGGATTATACCGACAACCCTATCACGATCAAAATCGTTATGTATTGCCCCCTTCATCAATAAGGAAGATCATCATTAAAATCCGGTGCCTCGGTTCTGCCAAAGTTCTCAGCAACCTTTGCGTTATCAACGAAATCGCTGGCCGGTTCTGCTTTGTCCTTCTTACTACCCAACATCTTTAGTTCTTTAACATTGATGTCGGTTGTGTATCGCTTGTTACCGTCTTTGTCTTCGTAACTGCCGTAGACAATCTTACCCTCGACATAGAGCATATCGCCCTTCTTAACGTACTTCTCGACGATTTCACAGAGTTTACCCCATATGATAAGTGAGTGCCATTCCGTCTGTTCGACCTTCTCACCGGACTTGTTCTTGTAGCTCTCGGATGTGGCGAGGGTGAATTTCGCCATGCTGCCGCCGGTTAACTGTTTTACTTCGGGGTCTTTGCCGACCCGACCAATCAGGATTACTTTGTTTACGCTCATTGCTTTATCCTCTCTATTAATTGTTTAACTTCATTTATGCTCTTCTCGAGTTGTGCCTCGAGACGGTCAAGTACTGACTGATCCCGCTCGACACGAATAAGTATCTGCTTTAGTTTCGGGGACGAATACGGCATATAATCAATGTAGTCCCATCCGGTACAGAGTAGTTGCCCGTGAACCTGCCAAAAATAAGCAGTCGGTAGCTTCTGTGTCTGTAAGTATTCATTATAAACCTGAAACGATGGACACTTAAACTCACATCCTGCATTTGCCCCGACAATCTTTGCATCTGGGCTGGCTCCTACAAACTCATTGAATTCCCAGAATCCCGCATTTTCAACGGAGTTAAACGATATTAATTCGTAATTCTCACGGGCAAATGGTTCTTTTTCGTGACCTCTTTGCATCCACTTATTCGAGTAGGACTCTTCACTTTCACCCGTCACCCGCTCGAAGGCAACCTTAACTATTGCGTTCTGGTATGTTTTAGTTTCGGGCTTCATGAATAGATCGCCAAAAGAGGAGGCGGTGAACTTACCTAAACGAAGTTCACTCCACTCCTCGCTGTTCTGCTCTACGTCGTAATGCTTCATATTACGGCTGCTTTTAAGAGTTGCTCATTTGCCTCTGACAACTTCCAATTCTTACGGATTCCCTCAATTGTGCCGTTGCCTTTAAGGTAATCAATAGCCTTTTCCCAAGACGGTATTGTTGGAACAAGTTCGGGCTTCTCCGTTTTTGGTTCTATCTCGCGAATCCGCAAACCCTCGGTAACTTCGCCGAATGCTTTGATGTCGTCTTTAACGTATATCTGAATCGCTACGTTCTTCCAGTCGTTAATGAATGGACTTTTAGCGAACTTCTTAACGACCTTACAGTTCGTTACGTTCAGTATCATCGGCTTAATACTCGCATCAGTAAAGATCGCTACGTTGCGCTCCTGTTCTTTACCGTCCGTGTTCTTGACCTTCCGCACCTCGACTGCCTTAATAACGGCTTTGATATCTTTGCCCGGCTCAAAATCGCACGAACCCAGATAGTCGGATGAAAATACTTTTTTCCAATGTGTCTTTTCCATTAGCTTAATTTATTATCGGTGTGTTTTACTTTCTCGATGGTGAACTCTCCGTTCGACCACGTTCCGCTCTGACGAATATCCTTTGCTATCTTCTGATATTCGTAACTGCCTCGCTCGATTCCCATAGCCCGTGTGATGTCGACCAGGCTGGTGAAGGACTGCTTTGTGTCCTCTGTTACTTTTAGATAGATTTTCTTTGGCATCACAGTAAGGGTTTAGCGGTTTCAATGAGGTCACGGAAGGTGTCGAGGAATCTCTCGGCTGTTTCTCTTGTTTTGAAAGAAAGCGGGAACATAATATGAAACCACGAATCAACATCTATCCCGTTGTCAATCGCTTTGATAGAATAATGTAGCTCATCACCCTTAGTCTTCGGGCTCCACTCTCCATTCCACGCATTGCGAAGTTGAAGAAGTTGAGACAGTGCAAGTGCGGCTTCGGCTTCTTCTTTGGTAGGCCATACGCTTTTGTTATAGGCCGTAGGCGGCTGGGTGCAAATAAGATGTATTTCACAGACGTCGCCAATATAATAGCCGTCGATTTCTTTCAAATCCCCCCACCTCATCGGCAGCCCGTCTTTCTGCCTAAACACAATCTTCTCAAATGTGCTTTTCTCTCTGTCAAGTTCGTAGCCTTCTGGGGCTTCAATTCTAATTTCTTTTTCCATTGTTTTAAAGTTTTGTTGCGTTATCACGAATATACGAAGAAACTTTCAATAACAAGCCCTTTGCGTTCTCTAAAATGTGCGCTGCTTCGGGGCTGATTGTTTCGGGAACCTCAAGGCTGTCAATAGACTGCGCGAAGCTCATCAGTTTTTCTTTTTCCGGCGCATTGGCTCTTTTCTTTGCCTCAATTTCTGCTGCTCTTTTTGCTGCCTCTTCGGCCTCTCTTTTTGCTCTGATCTCTGCCTCCGCTTTCTCGCGGGCTTCTCTTTCTTCACGAAGTTTTTTTTCTGCGGCTTCGCGTTCTTTCCGCTGCTTTTCTTCGGCGGCCTTGCGCTCTGCCTCAGCTTTGGCTCTTTCGGCTGCGATCTCTTTCTCGCGGGCTTCTGCCTCTTTGCGGAGTCTTTCATTATCTACCCTGATGCGCTCTCTCTCTTCGGCTTCGGCTTTCTCTTTTGCAATGCGTTCTTCTTCGGCTTTTCGTTCGGCCTCTTTTTTGTTGTTGTATTGAAGTATAACTCCAGCAAGGTAGTTGTTCCAAACATCATCGGCCATCTCGCCCAACATGATAAGGGTTCCGTCAACTTCGTACTTCGCAAGCTCGTCAATGCGCTCCTGCCTTAACTTGGCTTTGCGTTCTTTTTCAATGTTCTCGAAGTGCTTTTCGATTGCGGAAAGATTCTCTTCCATCTGTTCAATAGGTGCGGTTTCCTTATTCTTCCACGCATCAACAAAACGACCAGCAGCAAGAAAGAACGACTTCTGCGTTTTGTGAATTTCGGCAATACCGGTGCGAACCTTAACAAGTTTGCGCCTTAAATCTCCGGCATCACTGCAAAGAGCGGGGGTTAATTCCTGTGTGATAAGTCCCTCATAAATGGTTTTAAGGGCATCTCTCTCGACTATCTTTGGCATGAAAGCCTGTTCGATTGTCTGGGTTTCGCTCGGCTCAAGGCCAAACTCTTTCGGATCAACTTTTGTAATCTCTGTCATTGCTTTAGTTTTATAAGTAAGTACTCAAATTATTATAGTTACACTTCGGGCAGGCTTCGTAATTTATCCCCTGTCCTTCGGTGTCGTAATCTGCTTCAACTGTCGAGAAGAAATCGCCTTCAAGCCTTTCGCCGCACTCAGGGCAATAGCCATCAACGATGATTTTAAGCGTTTTCAGCTTCTCAACTGCATCGGGACAGGTAGACCCGAAGATGTGAAGTGCGGCACTTCTAAGGGCTTCCCCCTCGTTGTACGCCTCAATACATTCGTACACGGTTGCAGATGCCATTTCGCTAAATGGTACATTGCCACATTTGTACTCTAGAGTCCGCAGCACGTTTTTTGTAAAGAGTGCTTTCATTTCTTTCGGCATAATGTCGGTTCCTTCGATTGTTACGCCTTTGGTTGATTGAATTGTCATTGGTTTGTGGTTTTGATTACGAATACAAATATCGGAATTAGTTTTAATATTCCAAACGTTTTGGCAATTTATTTTAATTATTTTGTTTTTGCGGTGCTAATTTAGAACGATTATCAATAATACACCTTATATATTATACGGCAAATATTTTTTTTATTTTTTTTGCAATACCTATTGTTTATTCAAAATGTTGGTTTATATTTGAAGCGTGAAACCAACTATTAATGATATGAAAAAGTACAAATTAACTTCAGAAACTATTAACGTATATGGTAGAACGCTGTATCGGATAGAAGCAATTATTTCTTTCGGCGACGTGTCGGAAGGCGATAAGGGCGGGTTCGTAGAGAAAGAAGAGAATCTGTCACATGAGAATAACGCATGGGTGTACGGCAATGCAAGGGTATACGGCAATGCAAGGGTGTCCGGCAATGCAAGGGTGTCCGGCAATGCAAGGGTGTTCGGCAATGCAAGGGTGTCCGGCAATGCAGAGGTGTCCTGCGATGCATGGGTGTACGGCAATGCAAAGGTGTTCGGTAATGCATGGGTGTTCGGCGATGCAATGGTGTTCGGCAATGCAGAGGTGTTCGGTAATGCATGGGTGTTCGGCGATGCAGGGGTGTACGGCAATGCAAAGGTGTTCGGTAATGCAAGGGTGTTCGGCAATGCAATCTTAAAAAACAAAGGACACGACAATGCTAAATCATATATAACGATTGGGCCTGTGGGTTCTGATCGTTTTGTCACATTCGAAAAAAAGGCAAAAATAGTTAACGCCGGATGTTTTTCTGACACGATCGAAAACTTTGAAAAGGCCGTTAAAGAAAAATACGGAGCCGAAAGCGACTATTACCATGTTATTGAGATGCTGACAAAGTTTGGTAATTAAACCGATAAAGACTAATTTTGTATTCACCAAAAAAGAAAAGATGAAACATCTGTCGCTTTTTAAAACCCACAACTTCACAATTACACTAAAGAAAAGCTCTGATAAATTCTATATCAGACCATTTGGTGACGTACACCGTGACGCTCCTTCGTGTGATGTCGAGCGGTGGAAATGGTTCTTAAAGAAGTCAAAAGAAGACCCGAACGCTGAAAATACATATTATATAGGTATGGGCGATTACTGCTTGCCATTATCCACTGAAATTCTTACAAAGAACGGATGGAAGCACCACAATGAACTAACGATTGGCGATATCGTTTGTGCGTATGACAACGCCGCAGATCGCCTAAAATGGACTCCATTAAGGGGAGTATATTACTCGCCTAATCAAGAAACGTACAGACTAAAGTCAAAGAGCTTTGATTTTGTTTGCACCAACAACCACGGGTGGTTTGTCTCTCATCAAGGGGATCCCAACACTGAAAAGAAACCATTATCAGCACTTAGGTCACATCACAGGATTCGCGTTGTGGCCGAAGTGGAAGACTCGGCAACATTCCCCTACTTGTCTGTGACCCCAGAGGAATGCTATTTGTTGGGATGGATCGTTACTGATGGCAACATAAAACATAGGGGGGCGGGCATTAACGTAAGCGTGTC